AATTGATGGTCATTATTCTTGACCGTATGGCTTACATGTATATATGTTACCATATATACAAATATACCATACCCTCCTTCTCTTTCAGAAGGATCTATGAATATAATCTACTAATTAAAGAAATTAGCGTAGGCATCATACATAGATTTCGGTGTTGATTTCACCGGTTCTTTGTATGTTCCTGCGTCCAATTCTCTTAATCTAGATAGATACATTGTTGAACTATTTACGATATTAGAAACTAAGTAATTACTTAGATCAAAATTGTAGGAATAATCTGATTCACCAATTGATGAACCATACATTATTTCTTCAGTTTGATTTATTTTTCTAAATCCTAAGTTAAATATTTTACCAGTGTTAAGTAAAGAAAGTGTTTTATTCCTTTCTTTTCCTAATACATGGTCAACATTTAACATTAATAATTCTTTAGATTTGTCTCTGTAATTGAGAGAGTTTATCTCTCATTTACCGACATTATCTATATAATTATTAATATAGTTAACAATTCCTTTAAAGATAGGATACTTGTTAAGCTCATTAGCATCTTCAAGATTATAAATGGTTTTACCATTTATAACTTTTTGTGCTAAATCTTGTAAAGCAAATAAACTATCTTGAACGGAGCTTCCCATTCCCAAACCTATAACCTCATCGTACGTAGTACGAATTAATTGGTCGTTTGGGATCATAAATTGTTCATTTTGTATATTCAAACATAATAATTCTCTTAGAGAATCATATGTTGAATAACCAAATGAATAATCAAGTGATTTATGGAAAGTATAGATCTTCATTCTAAATTTTCTATTATCAAATTTCTTTGATAATTTAAAACTTAGACCTCTGTAAAGAGAAGAAAGAATACATGGAAGGTTCTTACAAGAACTAATGTAATTCCCTTTAACTTTATAAAAGTCATAGAGATTTACCATTACTATAAAAGGATTATTAATATTATTAACAATTCCTTTCATAGGCAATCCAGTAATTTCTTTCCCTTTACTAAACCATCTTTTAGCAAATTCATATGTATCTTTCGATACATGTGTTTTACTATCAGATAGTTCAACACCTAAATAATTCATTCATTTCATATAAGTTTTGGCAACTTTATCGTTTTTTATAACGATATCATCACCAAGAAGTATATAATCTGAAAAATTATTTATTCCATTTAGTTTTGCACATCAGTGCACGACTAAGTGGTGTGTTAGTGTAAAGGCAGCTCAAGAAGAG